GAGGCGGTTAGGGCCTTCGTTCCAGTTGCTGAACACATACTGGGCCGGCGCGTCTTGGATCTCGGTCAGGATGCCGTTGAACTGGTAGAACCCGCCCACTGCCGAACTGATGTTGAGTCCGGTGATGTTGTTGTTCTGAACAAGCAGGGCCGTGGCCGACAGTCCCCCACCGCTTGCAGCGGAGGTAGCCCACTCCACCCCTTGGGGCACGGCAGAGTTGGACTTGAGGAACAGCCCATCGCTCCCAGGGGTTACCGGGGCGGCAATACCCGACGCATCGGTAGCGAGGATGGAGCCCTTTGCAAGCCCATCGAGGTCCTTGGTCTGCACGCCGGGAGACAGCGTCCACGCGCCACTCCCGTCAAGCGCCCCGTCCCACACCAGAATGTCTCCAGTGGTCGGGCCGTTCTGGGCGTTGAAGTTGACATCGTCAAGGTACTCAACAGCCCCGCTGTTCTTGAAGCCGATATCCCCGTTGGGCTTCACATACAGGAACTTCTCAGACTGCTGGTCTGTCGTCTGGGGCGTGTCGGTCAGGTCGGTGAACTTAGAAACCCCGGTAGTGGTGTCGCCCCCTCCGATGCCGGTGTAGTTGTACAGCTTGATCCAAGTGGTCGGGCCTGACTTGAGGAACACATCCCCGGGGTAGTTGCCATCGGCATCTACTCCACCAGATCCGAGATAGATCCACAGGTCGCCAACCGCTCCGTCGCCCGAAGCGGGGCCGGAACCGCCAATCTTGACGATGCCGCCCTTGCTCATCGTCACCCCAGCCGCAGAACCACGCGCCGCTCGGGCAACATACGCATCGGTGTCAGTGGGAGCGACGGTGTAAGGCTCGCCGTCTTGGTTCCAAGTCAGCAGCCCGCCGGCCTTGGCGGGGTCGATCTGCACCAGAGCGTTGTCCACCCACTCGATGTCGTAGTCAGCGGCAGACTTCTTCGCCAGCAGTTGGGCTGTAGAGCCGCCCCCAGGGACCAGCGTCTCAAGCCGGTCGATGATCTCCTGCGTGATGTACAGCGCCCCCACCGCCGACAGGTCGAGGTCAGACTCCGTCAGGACCGAAGCGTCCTCGAAGTCCACCGGGCGGCTGACAGCAGCTCGCGGCGTCTCGCGGTATATCTCGATCACCGACCCGACAGTCAGGGTCGTGCTTTCGTTGAAGGTGATCTTCGACGGGTTGGTGGCCTCACTGAGGGTGAAGTCGGTGGTGCTGACGCCATCGACCTTGACCTTGATGTGAGAGGTGTGGATGTAGGGACGGTTGTTAGTCGTAGGCGTCCCCGACTCCAGACCGAACTGGACCGTGAACTGCTTCGACCCCGCCGTCTGCGAGGAGATGGTGTAGAAGACTTTGCTGTAGTACGACATCAGTTCATGAGGTCAAGGAGTTGCTGCTCTTGGCGTCCAGCGCGTCGAGCGTTGCGGTTGTATTGCGTGATCTGGTAGTTCTGAGCCAGCATCGGGAACTCTTCGAGTAGCTGCTTCCACGCCCTCGACCGATACTTGGTAACTCGGCTGCGGATAGCTTGCATCTTAGGCGACTTGCCTTCGTCCATACTCATGTCGGGCATGATCTGATACCTGTCCGAACTGATGAGCTGTTCAAGGTCTTCGCGCAGCGTGCGCCCGTTGAGCGTCACCTCGCCCTGTAGTTCCTGATAGCGGTCGTAGGCGGTCTGCTGCCCGTTGTCGTACTCGCGCAGGTCCAGAATGCCACCAGCCTTGATGGGCTGCGGGGGCGAGATGACCTCTCCGAACTTGGTCACCTCGCCCTGGATCAGGTCGCTAGTCACCTGAGACGCCGGCACAGGAGTCATCAGTCCGAGAAGCGGCCCGCCAAGGTAGGTCTGCCGGCCCATAGGCTCGCCCATGAAGTTGCGCTTCGGAAGCAGACTGTCACCCATGAACGGGATGCGGTTCTTCCAGTTGTCCACCGTGGTACGGACATCGCGCAGGTCGGGTCCATAGCCTGCGACACCTGACCCAGCAGGTTGGGCACCACCGTCCCAGACAGGTTTCGCCAGTAGCTGGCGATGTACTGGTCGGGGTCGTCAATGGCACCGGCAAGGTCGATAGCGCCAGACAGGTACGACTTCTCGCTCAGGTTGCGGAACACCGCCAGAGCGGTAGAGGTCAGCAGTGCCTGCACGCCTTCCACCTCCGGGTCGTCCGTGTACGTGTTGCCGTTCATGCCTTCGGCAATATCCGCCACGATTCCGATCATCGAGGCAATAGGGTCGAGGCTCTGGTAGCCGTAGTAGGAGTCACCGAACCGGATGGAGTACGGCTGCCAGCCGGCGTCCCGCAGGAGGCGCTGGGCGTTCGGGTCCTTAGGCCCGCCCCCAGTGATCTCGCCAGACATGGCCTTCATGTACACCAGCGTGATAAGGGACGAGGACACCGCCAGCCGGCCAATGGCCTCTTCCCGATCCGCCTTGAGCGCGGCGTCGGCCTCGGCAAGGCTCTCGCTCATCACCTTACGCAGGCGCGTAGCTTTGAACGCTCCGTCAAACAGCGGGCTCAACAGGTGTTCCGATGCCTGAGTCAGCAGGTTGGTCGGCACCTGCACGAACGGGATGATCGGCTTCAGCCACGGCACCGTCCCGGTCATGTTCTGGATCGCCTTACCCAGAGGCTGGATGACATTGCGCGACAGCGGGTTGGTGCCGCCCTCGCCCAGCTCCTCAGTGAAGGTGGACTTGCGAGCGAACTGTAGCGCCCGCTCGGCAATGGCTCCCTTCTCGGAAGTCCAGTTCTTCTTCATGTACTCCTGCACATAGCGGCGGGCCTCCGACTTGTTGAGTCCCTTGGAGTACGCTTCCTTGAGCGCCTGAACCTTGAGGTTGTTCTCGTTGAACAGGTTGCCGTCACGGGCCATCAGGTCGTACTGATCGCGCACATACTTGGCAGCCGCCGCAGGGTCTTCGCCCATCTCTTTGATGGCCTTCTGGGTCAGCTCATCCGTCACCACCATGCGGTAGTGCATCTGCTTGAAGAACTCGTCCACAGAGCCCAGCAGCTTGGTGGGGTATCCGCCCACGGAGACGAAGTTCAGCAGCCCGTTCAGCGTGGCCTTCAGCGGCGTCGGCATGGATTCAAGCCCCAGCCGCTCCGCGTAGGTCCCCTTCTTAGCCGCGCCGGTAAACACCCCGCGCTGCATGTCGAACTTGGCGCGAGCGCCGGCGGGATCGAGCTGGCTCGAACCTTCCTTCATCGCCACCTTGGCGGCTTTGAAAGAGCCCTTCAGCATCTCCCGGTAGGTCACGACAGCAGACAGGCCCTTCGCCACCTCGGGCTGCTTGAGCAGCTTGCCAAGGACGGCACGCCCAAAGCGGCGCTCAAAGTGAACCATAGTCCCGTACAGGACATTGGACATTGCGTTGACGGACTGGGTGCGCGGCCCGGAGAGGATCGAGTTGTAGAAGACCTCCAGCATCACATCGAGCCGGGTGCCCTGGTAGTCCACCGCAGTGCTGATGAAGGCCATCTCGCCTTCGCGCATAGCCGCCGAGGTGCGGGCGATGTAGTCGTCCACGCCCTCTCCAGTCTTGCCGGCCTTGAGTGCCGCGTCCGTAGCCTGAAGCATGCGGATCGCGTCATCTTCGTTGACCGCCCGGTTGCCCAGCCGGCCCATCGGAATGTTGAGCTGGTCAGCCAGTCCGAAGCCCTTGAGGAACGAGATGTGGTTGAGCTGCTCCATGAGCGGGCTCATCAGGCCGAGATACCACAGGTAGTCCGCCTTTGCGACCATGTCCTCGGCCCCGTTCTTGCGCGAGGCTTCGAGGCGGGCGTAAGACTCCCGGGCGCTCTCCATCGTGTCGGCAGCGAACTGGCGGATGGCACGGGCCTTAGCCACAAAGCCCAGCCCCAGCTTGCTCACCTGCTCCAGCTTGAGCTGGCCGTTACCGCGCCCCGAAGCAGCCACAAGGTTCTGGTACTCCTTGAATGCCTGCTCCTCAATCATCTGCTTGTCGAGCAGCTTGGCGTTCAGCAGGTTGTCCTCCTGCTCCGCCACCATCATCTCCAGCAGGTCGCGGGCATCGTCGCCACTGGAGACATCCTCGGTGTTGCGGATGGAGCGGCGGATGTTGATGGGGCGCTGCCCACGCTCCGCACCGGGGACGCCTTCCATGACCTCGGAGGCAAAACCGATGTCGCCCTCCATCTCGGTCTGCCGAGACTTGAGCTTGGTGAGGCGAGCCCGCTCTTGAGCCTCCAGCGTCTCTTCGCTCCAGCCCTCGGGGTACTTGGCGTCCAGCTCATCCAGCGTCTCGCTCATCTTTTTCTTGATGGCGGCGCGTGCAGACGAACGGGCGGAAGAAGCAGCGGCGATCTTCTCACCCTCTAGCCGGCGGCGCTCGACGGCGTTGCGGAGCTTAGACAGGTGAGCCTTGTGCCCCGTCCGAAGCACGCTCGGGTCGTTCCTCCAGTCTTTGCCGTAGATAGAGTCGAGCTTGCCTTCGTACTCCGACACCTTCTTCTCAAGCTGGGAAGGCCCGCTACGGACGCCTCCAATGGTGAGGCGCTCATAGATGGCTCGCGCTTCGTCACCGAGGTTGTTGTACACATCCTCGATGCGGTTGCCGCGCTGCACAAGGTGGTCAAAGATCGTGCGGACTTCGTCCGGGATCTTGTCAGGCATTGCCTTGTCAGCGGCCTCGAAAGCCTCCCTGACTCCCTGCGTCACCCGCTCCATTGCCACGGTCAGGATGTCGAACTCCCTATCCGTGGTGCCGGGGGCGCGGGATACCTCACCGTTGTAGATGTACGCCTCGTACCAGCGGGCAAACTGTTCTTCAGCCTCGACGGTCCACTCGCCGTTCACGACGCCCAGCTTGGCCTCAAGGACATCCAGCTCGAAGTCGTAGGCTCCGCCACGCGCCACTCGATCTGCCTCGGGCACCGTCCGAGAGCCGTGCATCAGTCGCCAGCCGTGTGCCGATTCGTGGTAGATCGTGTCGAGGTTGCCGCCCTCGAACAGGCGAGCGAACACGCGCCCACCCTCGTCCACTTCGGTAACGCCGCGAATGTAGTTCTCGTCTTGGAAGAGGTAACGCTGGGGCTGCGCCGCTCCCTGCTTGCGCTTGAGCAGGTCATGCGCCCGCTTCTGGACATCGGCAGCTTTGCCGTAGTCGTCAAACAGCGGAACCTGATCCCGGATAGCCGCATAGCCGCCGTTGTCCGGGTCAAGCGGGATGCCCTTGGTGATCCCGTCCGTGTCCCGCACCATGAAGACGATGTTCGGTTCGCCAAGCAGGTCGAAGTCCCAACCCTCAGGCGCGAACTCACGGTTGAACGGAGTCCGAGACACAGGAACCCAGCCGTGGTCTGAGTACAGATCCGGCAGCTTGCCCCCGATGTCAAAGCAGTCGCAGGTCCGTGCGTTCTTCGAGGCCACGGCCAGCAGATCGTTGATGTCTTCCTTCGACCCCGGCTTCTTGAACACGCTGACCATGTCACCGTCTTTGGTGACAACCACACCCGCCTCGCCAGACGGGTCCATCAGCGTCAGGTTTCGCTTGTAGGTGTCTTCGTAGAAGTCGATGTCTTTGACTTCGACGGCTGCCCCGAACTTGGAGTTGTCGCGGACATCTTGGATGCCTTCGTAGAAGGTCTTTCCGCCCCCAGTGCGTCCAGTAGCAACAAGGTAGTTGCTGCGGCCTTCTTGAAAAGTTCGCGCCCGTCCGCTTGCGACTTGTCGTTGTTCATATCGAGTGGTTGCAGTCTCAGTTCTCTGGCGCGTAGTCGGAATGCCTTGAGCCTCAGCTCCGCGCTGTGTCCAATAAGTGACATTGCCTCTAGCGTAGATGACATCATCCACGATAGTGATCTCGTCTGCGCGACGAATCGGACGGCCAGTGCCACCTTCGCCGGCGAACATATACCCGTAGTCGGGGTTCCACCGGATCGGCACCCCTTCCACGGCGTGCTTGCCTCGGGGAGGGTTAGCCATGTCCCCGGTCAGACGGTGCTGTGAGCCCACGCCTTCCGAGAAGTCCACCTCGAAGTCCACATTGCGAAGCGTGACGGCGCGGTCTGCCGACACCACTTCACCGTTGACCACGATCTGCTGGGCGGGCGAGGTGTCGTAGGGGACGCTAACTCGCGTGCCGTTTTTGACCCTTGTGCCGACGCGCTCTTGCAGCTCGGTGGGCAGGCTGTCACGCACATAACGCCTAGTCGGCAGCTTGTGGTCAACCTCAGTGCGGTAGGTGTCAGGGAATCCTCCGAGTCCCTTGTCGCTTCCGGGAGCGGGTCGGCCTTCGTTATCGAGGGCGCGGTACTCGTAAGTGTCTACGCCCTTCCGCCCCGCGTTGACCTCCCGCTTCTTGCCCAGCGAGTCGATGTAGAAGTCTTCGACCTTAGCTCCGATCCGGTACAGCAGCCCAGGATCGTAGCCCTTCATCATCAGGTCGGTCTTTAGCGTCTCGTACCTCTGCTTCAGTAGACGCACAGCCCTCAGAGGAGTACCGCTGGTGACGCCAAACTGGGTGGTCTGGGCAATGCGGTCGATGGCCTTGTCCATGGCCTCATCGTCAAAGTCCAGAACGCCTTTCAAGTCTTCCGGGACTTCGCGCACCGCAAAGTCACCGGAGGTGGTGCGGAGGTCATTGACAATCTTCGGATCCATGCCCATGTTTTCGAGCGTCTGGAGGAAGGCTTTGTCTTCCGCAAGCTGCTGGAAAGTATCGGTGTGATCCCAGAGGCGGCTAATCAGCTCGCCCCGCATGTTGGCTTTCACATCTATCTTGTTGCCGCGATAGTAGCCGTACAGTCCTTTGACAGCAGTGACCGAAGCCCAGATAGATTCAAGCAGCTCACTGCCGCCTTCGTCCCACCCAAGTCGAATGCTTAGATCACGAATCTTGGCGCGGTAGGCGGTAGAGCCTGCGCTTCCCATCTTCTTGTAGAAGCCGCTGAAGTCGGGGTAGACCTCAGGGTCAATCAGCGCCCCCATGTGGGTGTCCAGCGGGACCCCGGTGTTGTCGAGATAGCCGCCAGCAAACTGCCCAGTCTTCTGAAGAGGATCAGAGACATGCAGCATCAGCTCATGGGTGGTGATGCCGTCAGCACGCGACAGCATCTCCACCAGCTTGTCTACTTTCGCTCTCTCAAACTTGAAGCCTTTGACGGCTTTGCCCTTTTCGTTGAGGGACCGGCCCGTCTTGAGCGCAGAGGTGACGACCCGGCGAATGCTGTCACGATCCGTAGGACGGCCAGCGGCCCGCCAAGCAGCAATGCTGACCATGGCTCCGCCGGTGTGATCGACCACGCTGTTGTTGGCCGACAGGATGGAGTTAGCTGCAACCCACAGCGGGCCATCGTCTCGCGTGGTTCCCTCCATCTGCGGGAACAGCTTCGGCAGGATGTCGTTACTCATGCGCCGGAACTCGCCGGCCACGGTCCTGCCGGCCTTCGCCAGCGCGATCATCATGTCGTCGTCGATGGCTCCGTCGAGGTTGGTCTGGAACAGACGCTCAACCTCCTGCACCGACTTCTGGTTCAGTGCCGCCAGCTCTCGGGCAGGGATGCGGCCCTTCAACGCTTCGGGCAGATCCGCTTCTGAGAGTTGGAAGAACTGGTTCTCCAAGTCCATGGCCGACTGTCCCCAAGCAATGTCGCCCGGGTTCATCGGCAGTCCGGTCATCTTGATGTGGATGGCCGTTTCGCGGTCCAGCCCCGGCACGAACTCCTTGTTCGCCTCCACAAAGTGAGTGATCTCAGCTTCGTGCAGCTCTTTGCGGGAGGCTTTGAGCGCCGCCTCGCCACTGCCTGTAGCCCGGAGGGTGGTAGCAAACTTCCGCAGTGCGGAAACCCCGGCGAAGACAGAGTCGAACGCCGTACCAAGCGCCGCTCCTTCCAGCACTGCTTTGAACCGCGCCTCGGCTTGAGAGTCCTTCTCATCCGCTGCCAGATACTCGGTGAAGGCGTTGCCCACACCCCAGTCGTTGAAAGCGTTGGAGACTCGCTGGTCATAGGGATCTAGGACCAGACCATCCACGATGGCTCCGCCAAGCATGCCGGCCACGACATCGGGGGTACGCCCCGCGATGGCTGCACGGCCTGAGTACATCGCAGCAGTCAGGGTCTTGCCCTCTTCGAGCGCACCCAGCTTCTTGACCAGTAGGCCCTGACGCCAAGCCTCGGTGCTTTTGGTCAGCCCGCTCCGCTGAGACATCCACTTGCCCAGCGCGTAGGTGCCTCCCTTGCCCTTGTTCAGCAGCGAAGCCACGCGGGTCAGCTTGCCGGCTTGAGCCACCGTAGCCAGCCCTCCAGTTCCCAGGAACGGCAGCATGAAAGAAGTCATGCCCTGCACGAACTGGCCCATACCAGTCTCGGCGTTGCCCAGCCCGAAGTTGTCCGGGATGTCGTAGTCCACCCCTGGGATCAGGTTGCCGATCTCCAGCACGCCTTCGACTGCGCCGGCAATGCCTAGGCCAAAGCCCTCCACAGTGTCGAGGGCGGTGCCGAAGAACCCTGAGTTGTACGGGTCAGTCTCCTGCGTGTACCCGAACAGGTCAGAGCCCCCGGTAGCGTCTACCTCGAACTGAGAGTCCAGGGACATCTCATCGGGGAGGTACTGACTGTAGTCGAACTCGTTCATCAGTTGTTTTGGGTGGACTCCCAAGCGCGGTAGAACTGTTCTTGACGCGCCCAGATAGGCCCAGGGTTCTGTTGATACTGCGGCAGGAGCAGATTGTACTCTTCGGCGCTAATACTATCGCCGGCAAGCCACTCCTTGATGATGCCCTCCGCATCAGTGATGCGGTTGTCGGTCAAGGCAGCGTTGTACTCTTCGATCACTCTCTGGGCTTCGGGATCTGCTAGAGCGGCAGCAGACAGCACCGGCACCCTCTCGGGGTTCAACAGTGCGGGGTTTATCTCTACCCCGAACTTGTCTAGGCGCTGGGCTCCAAAGCCACGGTGGATATTGCGCCCTCTCCCGCCGTTGATCGGGCTGTAGATGTTGAGGATGTCGTCGATGTGCGTCATCGCCGCTGCGTTAGTCGCCTCGTCAACATCTAGGTCGTCCGTGAACCAAGAGTTGTCGCCTTTGACAAACTTCCCGCCGCTAAGGGTAAGCGAGTAATCACCCGACAACGCTTTACGGACTACCTGCTTGGCGGAGTCAACTTCTAGCCCGTATTCATACACCTTGTCCTTCTTCCACACTTCCTGCCACGCAACGGGAGCAGTGCGGTCTGGAGCCGCCGTCTGAAGAGGCGAGAGGTAGTCGTTGATGTCGTCGTTGTCTGCCCCAAAGAGGCCACCAAAGGTAGACCTAATAGGGACAGTCTGTTGCCCACCTTTATCTGTCGTGCGCCCAGTGGTGATCTTAGCCCTGCCGCGCATAAGTCCCTTGGCAAACTCAGCGGCTTCGGTTTTTGCGCGTTCGCCGTAGCTCCGCATCACATCCGCCATCCGCTGCTCCACCTCTTGGTCGGGCGCGTTGTACGCTACATCCCTGATGGCGTCCTCAAGCTCCTGCACAAAGCGAGTCTGATACAGGGTGATCTCTCGGTTCGCTTGATCGGAAACCTCCTTCGCATCTAGGCCGGCAGCCTCAAGCAGCACCTGTAGCTCGTTCGTTACAAGGACTGCGGCGAGGTCGCCCTTCTCCTTTATGGGGTAGGCTTTCTCACGGAGACGGCGCTCGCCAATATCTCTGCGGCGACCCTCCTCCTCATTCACAGCATCCAAGAACTGCACTGCAAAGCGGTCGCCCAGCTCTAGGAACTCGCCTACTCTCTCCGCTGCTGCTCGGCGGAGTTCCTCTGGCGTCATGTTCTGGGTGTCGTTGCGGAACTCGACAAGCATCGTCGATGCTTTCTTCTGGTTCAGCACCTCAGAGGTAGGCGAGACAACCTCACCACGCCGGCGGTCGCGGTCGTTCCTTACCAGCTCGATCAGGCTCTGCACTCCCGGCTCGCCAATACCGGCTGCTCGGGCCTCTCGGCGCATAGCTGTTTCCGCCGATGCCACCGAGTAGTCGAGCGGCATTGACATGATGCCTTCAAACTCGCCACCAGAGCGGAACGCTTGAATGCGTTCAGCTTGGATCATGTTGCGGACTTGAATCCCCTGGACATCTCCAAGCACCAAGGCTTTGACCTTGTCGTTGATGCTGTCCTGAAAGCTGGCAAGTCCGTCCAGATTGAAGCCCGTCTCCGTCAGCCACTCCCTGGTAGCGGTACGGACCTCTGCGTCGGTCATCTCAACCGGAAGCCCGTCAAGCCACGCATAGAACTCAGGGGAGGTGCGGATGACCGCTGCCACTTGGTTGGCGGTGGTGCCGGCGTTCGCTGCGTTTTTCAGCCCGTCTCGCCTTTCGACCTGAGCCTCTTTGTCCTCAAGGGAGGCTTCGATGGTGGAGATCAGCGCACCGTGGTCATAGGCGAACGAGTTGGGCTGACGGATGTCAGTGGACTCATCGTCTCCCGGCGTACCGTTCAGCCGGCGGGATCGCGGGTTGAGCGTGCGGAAGTTGTCCAGAAGGGTGCGGGCCTCTTCAAAGTCTTCCAGCTTGATGAGCCGTTCCGCTTCAGCCTGCACCGTAGCAGCGATGATCTGGGACAGCTTGCCCTTGGGGTAGCCCACGAACACGCTGGACCCCGCAGCCTCCTGCATCAGGTTGGCGAGGGCGTTGTTCAGTGAGCCGGCATCGTTGCCAAACTCTTGCAGGGCCACCGACACATCGTCCGCAAAGCCGTCAATGGCCTGCGACTGCCGTGCGTTGCTGCGGCTGTTGACAGCGTTGGTAGTCCACGCATCCCGCAGCTCGCCACGCAGGGTGACAAACTCACCGAGGAACTTGGCTCCTTGATCCGCTGCCCCGTACTCGGCCAGCACATCAGCCTGAATCTGGGCAAAGACCTCTTGCGGGTCGCCGGCGAAGTCAGGGTCGTTGAAGGACTTGAGAGCTTCGTCAGCCTTGGAACGGAACGCACGGAATGCACGCCGTCCTGCTTGCCTCTCAAGGAGGTCCATCATGAACGGGTCGTAGCCGGCAGGTAGCTCCCCGTTCTTGACGCGATTGTGGACGATCTCTCCCAGCTGCTTCTCGGTCAGGCGCTCGGCATCTGCCTGCACCGTTGCGATCTGCTGGTCCCGCTCGGCCCGCTTACGCTCCTGCTCCTCCTCTGCGACCTTCTGCTTGGAGACGCCGGCAAGGGACGAGGCAAGGTGGCCCAAGGCTTTGCCCAGCTCGAACGGCTGCGCTACGACCTGCCCGGTGGCCTGAACGCCAGCAAGGGTCTGAGGCCGGCGGACCTGCTGAACCGGCTGGATCTGGATGTAAGGATTGAAGTCAACCATCAAGTAACCCCTGCTGTGGCACCGCTACCACCAGCGCCAGCGGCCCCTGCGCCGGCCTGGAATCCACCAGCCATGGCGTAGGCAGATACGCCTTGCACAGCCGCGTTGATAAGCATCTGGCCCCCACTGATGGTGGGCATGTCAGGCTTCCACATTCCAAGGATCGTGGCTGCGGTTTCTGCGCTATCCAGCGCGGTGCCTTGGTAGTAGTTCAGCTCCTGCATCAGCAGGTTGCGCTTCTCTGCGGAGTCCGCTCGGCCCCTGGCGGCATGCACTGCCTGTAGCTCGGCATCGACGGAAGCCCCCACCACCGAGTCCCGGCGGGTGGTGACCATCGAGGCTGCCTGACGCGCCTGCTGCTCTAGCTCCACACGCTTCTGGCCGGAAGCCTCACTGATCTGCATGAGCTGGTTCGAGCGTTGGCCGGCTAGGCTCTGGAACTGCTCACGGGCCTGCTGAGTTCCAGCAGCAAACCGCTGATCCTGCGCCGCATTTTGGGCACGGATCATTCTGTTGGTCTGGGCGTCCGAGGCGTAGGAGGCCCCCGCCATGACGACTGCGGCGGTTACAGGATCACACATCTTTCACCTTCGCAAACTCAAGGAAGGGCAGGCGCTGCTCGCCCATGCTCGGGATCTCTCTTACAAAAGTGAAACCCATCCACTTCAGCCATCGGATATGGACATCGTTGCGCTTGTCCACGCAGTTCCATAGCAGCGAAAAGGGTTCAGCCACCTTCTCAAGATACTCTTTCGAGTGGCGCAGGAATGTCTTCGGGTGCTTGGTTATTGCGTCAGTGCCCATCAGCCATACACATCCAAACCTAGGATCGTGAGGCTCGGGCACCGCGCCGAATACACAGGCAGGAGCCCCGTCAATAGTAGCCACGAACGGGAAGTAGCTAATCTCGATGCCGTACCGCAGAGCCGCAACAGGGTCTGCGTGTGTGCCCTGCACTGCCTGCATCTCCATGAGGTCTGCATCCCGGAGCCGCATCCCGATGTACTCGGGATCGGTGTTCCGATCTGCCATCCTCAGGCCAACCTCAACCATCAGACGCGCCGGCCTCGCAGGACGAAGTTGGAGGCGAAGTCTGCCCCGGTAAGGTTCGAGGCGAACGGAGAATCATTGACCAGCTTGATCGTCATCTCGTCGTTCTTACCGTTGATGGGGAAGTCGAAGGTCCCCGTGGACTCGGGCCTCCCGCCAACCTTGAGCAAACTGTCGCCAAGCTGCCGGCCAGTGAAGGGGTACGAGAACATCTGGCCGTTGCGGTCAGTGACCTCGACCCTGAAGTAGCTGGAGTCTCCGTACTTGATGCGGCCCCTGCGGAGGTGAGTGCGCCCAGAAGTGATGGCGATATTGGCTTGCCCGGTGGGGGTCCTCCGCTCCCGCACATAGATCGTGCCGAAGTTGTACTCAAGGGCGTACCGCTCACCGATCCAGAAGGTCTTGCCGCCGTGAGCGCCACGAATGGTGATGGTGTCAGCGGTCACCGCAGTCACGGTGTGCCTGACTCCGTCCGTTCCGATGACCTCCATGGGAGCGTTGGCCTCCATGTCAGGCAGCGTTCCGATGCTACCCAGCACGGTGCTGGACCCATCGGCAGACACCTCATCGACCGTCGAGGTGTACGAATACTTGCGGTCGATGTAGTTCAGGTACTGGCTGCCAGAGTCCACAGCGTCAGGCTTGAAGTCGATCTTGTCGATCCACCAAGTAGTCGAGCCGTGGGTCACGCGCCCCACCACCATATACATCTGGTTGTCGTAGAAGTACGCCGCTCGGATGTCTGCGTTGTAGAAGGTGTAGTGAGCCCACGCCTGCTGCACCGGGTTGCCGTTGTAGCGGAAGGTCTTGTACACCCACAGGTTGCCGGCATCCTTAGGGATCACAGCCAGCACGCCTTCGCGCTCAAGAGCAGCCATGCCCCGGATGTCCCCTTCGATCAGGTGGGGGACATGCTCGGTAGCGTCGTTGCCCTCGAACCTCCCCTCGATCTGCGGGTCGTAGTGGAAGTCGTACAGTCCGATGTACTCGCCCCTGCGGAAGGGAGCGTACAGCGAGGTGCCCATGATGATGGGCTTGCGGCCAGTCTCCACCTCGTAGTTCGACACCACCTGAAGGTCCGCCGTTCGAGGAGACAGCGCCTGCCCTTGAGCCGGCCCCAGCGCGAGCTGCATGCGCCTGCCGGTGATCCAGAGTTGGTTACCGTAAGGCACCGCCGACTGCAACGAAGCGATCTGAGACACCGCACTGGCGATGTCAATGGGATCGGAGTCCAGCAGCGTGGCAACCGTGGTTCTCCAGAAGCCGAAGAACGCGCCCGCCTCAGAGCAGATCACATTCTCGCCGGCGAGGAACACCAGCCGGTTCTTGTAATACGACACATCTCGGATCTGAGTGCCCACGAACGAGGGCTCCGGGTTTGTAATCGCATCCCCCGCAGGGCGGACACCCCAGTTGTACCCGGTGACATTCTCCCGGTAGAGCGCACCGTAGGCTCCGCTGCCCAGATCACTGATGTCTACGATCTTGCCGCCGCCCAGCCCAGGGTCGCTGTACAGCTTGATCGTCTGAGTGTTGGAATCAGTGGACAGGACCTGCACCCAATAGGTCTTGTCTTCAGGGACCAGCACCGTCCCGCTAGATCCAGTGACCTCTAGCCGCTCAGTGCCGCGAACTACGACCTCATCTCCATCAGCGAGGAGTACGGCGTTGTTGCCTGTGAGGCCCAGCGGGTGGTTGACCACTCCGGTGGAGATCACCAGCTCGTTGGGGTTGGCCCCTTCAATCGACTCGATGGGGAACTCAGTGTCACCTGCTTCAATGAAAGTGAACACGCCGTCCGCGCCTCTCACCAGCAGGTGCGGCATCGTCCGAGGATCGAACTCAGTCTTCTCGTCGGGCTCTGCGATCTCTTTCCAGTAGCCTTTTGATATCTCACCGGGGCCGTTGTCGCCCACGAACTCGACAAGGTAATCGTCCAGCCCAGTGCCGGGGTCGTTGACCACGCGCAGCCTGAACCCGTGCATGCAGGTGTCAGGCAGCTCAGTGAAGGACGGCGTGGTGTCCTTATACACCGAGACAAGAGTGTCGCCCGCCGCGTCCCTGACAGCCAGATCGAAGTCTTCGCCGTCCTTATGGCTAAGAATCAGGATGTTGCCGTAGGAGTCTTCATGACTCTGCTCCGACACCAACGGCATCGTCGCAATGTTCAGGTCTTCAAAGCCAGTGGGAGGGGTGTTCGTGCCCAGTACAGACACGCCGAAGGTGCTAGTGGTAGCGACATCCCTCAGGTTGATCGCCTCGCCTCCCGGCTCGGTTGCAACTTTGACCCAGTTGCTGCCGGTGGCTACGACATAAAAAGTCTTGGCTACATTTCCAGTTGCAATGACTTTGTGCGTATCGACGGCTCCATTCGCGTATTCTTGTTGTTCGAAATAAGTCCACTGGAACCATGCACTTCCAGAAACAAGGCTAAACCTAATCGCCTTGCCGACTGTCAGCTGGTGTCCGGTTTGCAGGAACTTGTTGGCGTGGTGGTCAATCGTCCAACTACCTTCGTTGACATCTCCTCCAGTCAGCGCGGCGTAGATGTTGGCGGCAAGCGCAGTAGTTGAAGCGTCAGGATCGTGAATAGGCCCGGTACTCGCGCCGTTGAAAGTCACGATCACATCCTCATGGGAAGAGGAGGAGAGCGTGGCCCGAACGAACAGCATGGCCTGCGGAGTCCGCGTAGGCTCAACGCGAGACGACATGGCGACAGTCTTCTCGCGGTTCACCACGAAGGTCACATCCCCGATGGTCTGGAACCTGTAGGCATCAGAGCTGGTGGCGTCGAGGTAGTTGTAGGCCGAACGGCTGAACCGCACATTGGCCTTGGAGATGTTGCCGCCGGCTACGGTCAGCAGGTTGTGAACGCGCAGCCGCTCATCGTCCCCGTCGTTCTCGCACACCGAAACCAGATACCGTTCCGTCGAGTCCCGGTCCACGAAGTGGAAGGCAGGGTCGTCGGTGTTGATGTCCCAGTCAGGACCCAAGAGCTGGCCGTACAGGTCCGAGGGCGGGCGCTTCTGCATCCCCTTGGTAAGGGACGGCCACCCGTTCTTGATGTCCTCCGCTTGGTCCGGGAACCGCAGAGATGCCGGCTGCTGCGAGATGCCGCCGGTCATTGCCGGCACGGAGTGGGAGACAAGCATCAGTAGTTGTTAGGGGAACCCATCCGGTTGACGATGCGGAAGGTGTCGTAGGCGTCGAAGATGGAGTGGTCCCCAGTCTGCGCCTCGAAGTTCCGCAGCGATGCCAGAGCCTGCACCTCTTGCAGCATGTTGAAGGAGTGCTGGTCCCCCTCCCCGATCATCCGGTCACAGAACACCCGGCCAGCTCGCGTGGCGATGTAGTGCCTTGCCGGCTGGGGCAGCGAGTCCCAGTCCAGCGCGTACACCACGGTGGCCTTGACGGACTCGGAGAAGTTGAAGGTGTGGCCCTTGCGGTCGTACAGCTTCAGGCCACGCTGCACGCAGTCCAGCTCACCTGCATGCTCAGGCTCGACATCCACCCGCAGGATCGAGGGCGACAGCTCGATGTAGCTGGTGGTGGCGTCAGGAGTCAGCTCGACCTCGTACTCCGTATTGAAGTGCCAGCCGGCAGACTGAATCTCCCGGGACACTTCGCTCAGGATGTCCTGTGCGACAGCAGCGTCGGCGGAGGTGGACCCAGTGAGGCTACTGACCGGGCTCGACCCGATCATCGACAGCATCTGGTTGACGGCTTGGAGGTAGCTGGTGGCTTGCATGATGGGAAGTGAAGAAGGGGGGAGAGCAAGTGAATGCCCTCCCCCCAGAAGCCTAGGTAGCGACGATCAGAGGTCGATGCGAGCCACGCACTCAGGGCGGAGAGCGCCAGTACCGCACGCCATCTTGGCGACCATCAGGTCACCCTGGTGACGGATCTGGTACTCGGACTCCATGGTCAGGTCCTTGAGCTTGACCGTGCCCACGGCCTCGGGGTGCATGCAGAGAGCAGCGACATTGGCGTAGTTGTCCTGATAGTCGTTGTTCTCGCCAGGGTTGGCATCGAGGTAGGTCGTACCACCGCCAGCGCCGTCCGTGTCGTAACGGGTGTCGGTCCCGGGAAGGTGCGGAGTCTTGACCACGGTCATGCCCGCCGCCTTCAGCACGAAGCCTTCGGTGAACGAGCCGTTGCTTTCGCCGCCGGCGTAGTCCCGGTGGAGAAGCGCGGTGCCGTTACCGCTCTGGGTGTCCTTGACGAGAGCGTAATACTCCTGCGGACGGACAAACACAAAGCGACCATCCTCAGGCACATACTTTTCGTCGAACCCCTTGGCCGCAGTGTAGATAGCGTCCAGAAGTTCAGCCGAGGTGATGGTGGCCCCCGCCGCAGCGTTGGTGATGTGCTGCGAGGTAGCGAACGGGTCGGTAAGGGCGGTCGAATCAGCGGCAGACTTGAGCGCCGTCTTCAGGACATTGGTGTCGAACTCGAACGCCAGCGCCCGCCCCAGCTCGCGGCTGAAGGGACCCCGGTAGTCATAGTGAGACTTGGCCTGATCCAGTTCGTCGATGAAGCAAGTTGCAATCATCAGGTCGTCAATGTTGATGACCTTCTCGGACGCCTTGATCTGGCCGAGGAGCTTAGGAGTGACGAGCGCCTGACCCGCACCAGCGCCGATGGACTGGGCGTCATCGACAAGGATGTCAGAACCCGGCTTGAATCGACGAGCCGTGGTACGGCCAGTGAAGGGGAACTGGGCAGACTTGCCGCTGGAGATGGAGCGGATGCGGTGCTTGTCGGAAGTCACAGTGTACTTCTCGAAAGCAGCCATCACCTCGCCGCCGAAGACCTTGAGGAAGAGGGCGTTCTGAGTTTCAAAGGTCCCGGACCAAGCACCCGAACCTTGATTCTGACCGCCGAAAGAGATGCTGTTGAGAACCATAGCTATCTACTTTTGGTTAGAGAGACAGAGGAAAAGGAAGATGTCGGACTGCTTACCTTCGGCGTCAAGGTTGTCGGTCGTAACCGGCCCTGGGTCTAGCGGCAGAAGTTCGTACAAAAAGCCTAGCACATCAGAGGGCGCTAGACCTTGCAAGTCGCTGAATAATCTCGTTGCGGTAGGCGGCGTCCTTCTCGTAGCGAGAGTCCTGCATGGCCCGCATCAGCTCGGCAGTGGACTGGAACACCCCCTCGCCAGAGCTGCTGGTCGATCCCTGGACAAGGTTCGCCTCCTTGCCTTCGGACTGCTGGTATTGGGCGTAGAGCCCCTTGACGGCCATCTCGATCTTGGCGGGGTCGCTGCCGGCCACCGACTGGTTGAACTCCATGACCTGAGCTTCGGTCATGTTCTGGCCGGCCCACTGAACCATGGCTTCGTAGTTGTCCTGCCCTCCAGTGATGCGGTAGGCGGACTGGGTCTGGCGATCCTGAAGGGCCTCCATGCCGGCGGCGTACTGAGCCACCAGCTCGCGGGAGATGCCCATCTTCTCCAGCTCGGCGTAGTCCTGCTCACCTAGCCCGTCCGTGAAATACTTCTCGCTGTACTTCGCCAGCGTGTCCGAGGTGAGGGTGGGCTCCTCGGACTCCTCGGACTTCTCAGGCTCCTCAGGTTCGGGCGTGCCTCCGCCCATCTTCTTCTCCAGCTCCGCATAGGCAGCAGCCATTGCCTCCGCAGACTCGAACTTCTCAGGTAGCCAGTCAGGACGATCAGGCTGAACAACCTGATCCATCGGGGTGTCTTCAGTGGACTCAGAGTTAGTGGAGAGGGAGGACTCGACCTCGATTCGCTCGACCATGGCTTACTGTTGTAGTTGGTTTTGGGCCGCTGCGCCTGCGACTTGAGACGCCACGCCCGGGACTGTCTGCGCCAGCATTGCCTGCTGCTGTGCCTCTTGTGCTTCAGCAGCCAGCTCCTCCTCGGACCTCACTAGTCCGGTGGTGTCGAGGGAGAGAGCCGCAGCTCGCCGGCGAAGATACTCGGAGATGTTGATGTGGCGCAGGGCATCGGGGCCTAGCACCTGAGCAAGCCCAGACACAAAGGTGTCGAGCCGTTGCAGATCCTGCCCACGCCCCAGCGCATCCACGCCGGTGATGATGGTGGGCTGGATGTACTTCTTGGGAACCTGCGGCAGCTTCCCAGACTTAGTCATGCGGTCCATCACTCGCCGCACCAGCGGGAGCTGGAACTCCTGAGCAAGGACTGAGTACAGCCCGCCAAGGCTGCGCTCAACTGCGGCAGACACAAGGCGCACCTCCTCTGCCGTGACGCGCTCGGCCTTTCGGATCGCAGTCTCGGTCAGCAGGAAGGCGTAGTTCAGGCGCTCCGAGATGATGTTGATCGTCTCAAGGCAGACGCGGAAGTCGTTGTACTTCTGCATCTGCAAGACCGTCATGTCTTGAGCGTTGCCGCTGATGATCGCTCCGTTCTGAGACTTGGCGACATCGCGGGCACGGGTGGTCCCGTTCGGGCTGCACAGGAACAGCACCTTCGAGGCTGCGGCGGTTCCTTCGACGAGGCTGCGGCTCAGTCCTTCGAGGCTGTTGAGGTCCCCGTAATACTCCTCGACATAGCCCCTGCCATACGCGGAGCCCTGCTCGGCCACGAATCGCAGCGCCATCATCGGGCTGCGGTCTTGGTCGTACTCTCCCTCGCTGCCAGGGATGACCGTGTCGCACACCTCTTGGTGGATGTAGACCTTGCCGCTGTGCCACTTGGCGCAGGTGTACAGGTCCACGGCGTTGCGGGACTTGTCGTAGGTGGCGTGCCCTTGGATCAGCTCCTGAATCGCCGGGTCCAAGGTGGAGGGCGCGACCTCCTCCTTGATGACGATGGTCTTCAGGTTCCCCATCG